GCGTTGTCGAACGTGCTTGGGTTGATGGTGAGAAGAAACGCGGTTACGCCAAGGTGCGCTTTTCGCGCAATAAATTTGCGCAAGAAGTGCTCCAAGACGTTCGCGATGGAATCCTTCGCGGCGTTTCCTTCGGCTACTCCATTGATAAAATGGAGGAGCGTGAAGACGGCCTCGTAGCTACCAATTGGTCGCCTTACGAGGTTTCGTTAGCTGTTATCCCAGCTGACCCCACTGTTGGAGTTGGACGTTCTCTTGAGATCGACGATTCTGACGTAAACGTTGGAGTTGATCGTTCTTTAGAGGACGTTGACTCTGATATTGAAACTGCGGCTTCGACCGCATCTCCCGTAAACACAGTGACTGAAGTCATGGAAAGCACCACTACTGATGTGGAGGTGATCCGGTCCGAGGCCGTAGAGGCCGAACGTAACCGGATTGCATCCATCAACAAACTCGGCGAGCGTCATAACCTCTCCGACCTTGCACGCGAACTGATCTCCGGCGGCCAGTCTGTCGATGAGGCTCGCGCTGCTGTCCTCGAAAAAATCGGAACTCAACCAGTGGAACACAGCATCACCGCCAATGACATCGGCCTCTCCGATAAGGAGACCCGTAGCTTCAGCTTCGTCAAAGCTCTGAACTATCTCTCTAACCAGGGTGATGCTCAGGCTCGTCGCGATGCAGCATTTGAAATTGAAGTTGGCGAGGCTGCTGCTAAGCAGTACGAGCGTTCTTCAAACGGCATCGTCATTCCTAACGAAGTCCTTCGTCGCGATTTGGTTGTAGGCACACCTACAGCTGGTGGTGACTTGGTTGACGACGTGCTTCTGGCTGGATCGTTTATCGATCTGCTTCGCAACCGCTTGGCAATCGCTCAGGCTGGCGCAACGATGCTGACCGGCCTTCAGGGCAATGTGTCAGTTCCACGCTTGACGTCCAGTGCGACGGCGTACTGGGTTGGTGAAAATTCTGCTCCTACCGAGTCCCAGCAGGCAATTGATCAGGTCAACATGACACCCAAGACCGTGGGTGCATTCGTTGATTACAGCCGTCGCCTGTTGCTTCAAAGCAGCATCGACGTTGAAGGCATGGTTCGCAACGACCTTGCCCGCGTGATCGCACTGGAAATTGACCGCGCTGCTATCTACGGCACCGGCTCTTCCAACCAGCCTCAAGGCTTGACCAACGTGAGCGGCATTGGCTCCGAGACCCTTACGGGCACCGGCACCTTTACCGAGTTCATCGCAATGGAGACCGACGTTGCTGCAGCTAACGCTGACGCTGGCGCTCTTCGTTACATCGTTAACGCCACCACTCGCGGCGGCCTGAAAGGAACCAAGAAGGACACTGGAAGCGGCGAGTTCGTCTTCGCTGATAACGAGATCAACGGCTATCCCGTGATCGTTTCCAACCAGCTTGCAGCCAACGACGCATTGTTCGGCGACTTCTCCATGTTCATCATGGGCATGTGGTCTGGCTTGGATCTGACTGTTGATCCTTATGCTGGCGCTACTGCTGGCACCGTCCGCGTGATCGCTCTTCAGGATGTTGACTTTGCTGTCAAGCAGCCTGGTGCATTCTGTTTCGCTACCTGATACTCATGAGAGTTGAGATCATCCGCAATGTGATGATCAACGGGGAGTCTGTGAAAGCAGGCTCCTTTGTTGAAGTCGAAAACGGCATTGCAACACTGCTGATTGGCAGTGATAAGGCCAAGGTGGCTTCAGACCCTGAGCCTGCACCAGCTTGTCCTCCTAAACCTGCCACTACGACCGCGCCGAAAGCAGTATCTACACGACGCGGACGTGTAAAACCTTCTTCTGGAGAGGACTAATGACCATTTTATCTGTCGGACTTGAAAAGCTCTCACATTTTGCGTTAGCTCCCACAGCTTCACGCACTTCTGCTCTTGACGGCACTGCTGTTGACTTGAATGACTATGAAGGTGACATTTGCGTAATTCTCGATGTCGAGAATGGCGGAACTTCAACTTTGGATGTCAAAATTCAGTCAGCTGACACCTCTGGTGGAACCTATTCTGACGTGACTGACGCTGCGTTTACGCAAGTAAGCACAAGCGCAAGCAAGCAGACGTTGGTTTTTGATAAAGGAAGCGCCAAGCGTTACATCAAAGCTGTTTCAACAGTATCTACTTCAACTCACACCTATAGCGTCAATGCTTTCGGTGCTCTGAAGTACGCTTAACAACGACATGCGCCTAGAGTCAACTAGGCGCTTTTTCTTATGGCATTCACGGAAGACCTAAGCGTTTTTTTAAGCAGTGCTGATTTCGCTGTTTCTGTTACGTCTGGCTCGACTTCAGGGCTGGGGATCTTGGACATGCCAAGCGAAATTATTGCTGACGGAGTGGTGCTGACGACTGACTATAAGTTGACGTGTGAGTCATCAAAGTTTGGGAGCTTGCTGCATAGCGATGCAGTGTCAGTTGATGGAGTCAACTACACTGTTAGAAGCGCGAACCTCATCGACGATGGGAAATTCGTCGAGTTAATGCTGATGAAAAATCCATGACCGCAGAAATTGGCCAGTTTGCTCAAAATTCAAAAAATATTCATTTTTGGGATCCACTAGTGAGTGACGGATCGACCCCTGCAGTAAGGCTTTTCGGAACTAATTTTACGTTTGTCGACAAGATCGTTGGATCTAATATTACGACAGTTCATGAGGGATCTCTGAACGGTACTGATTGGTTCATCCTTGAGACGCATTCACATACCGGTAGCGGGATAGATCACCATACTTACTCGAACAAGCCTGTCCTATATGTCAGGGCGACAGCTTCTTCTATTGGAGCGGGCGAGTCTTATCATGGTTCCGTGATGTGTGATTGATGACTACTAGACGCGAGCAAATCCTGGCTCAAATTGCCACAACACTGGCCAGCACCGCTGGCGTTAGTGGGAGGGTGTATCGGTCAAGAGTTACAGCATTGGCCAGGGCCGAATCGCCTGCCGTTATCGTTGAGCCAACGACTGACACCTGCCAACAGAACACAAGCCTTCCAAAGCTTGACTGGACAATGCGGGTCAGGGTGATCGTTACCGTTAGATCATCCAATCCATATACGGACGCTGATCCTGTAATTGAATCAATGCACTCACTGTTGATGGCGGATTTGACTCTGGGTGGATTGGCGATTGATATTCAGCCTGTAATTACTAATTTTGATTTCTTTGATGCTGATCAGCCTGCAGGTGTATTTTCTTGTGACTACGAAGTGCTTTATAGAACGCAAGTAGCAGACCTTACTTCCTACTAAGGTTTAAGCAGTTGCAAGGATTACGATGAAAGACGAGTACAGCGGTCAAGGTGGGTCGTATCTTCTCGATCCAGAAACCGGAAAACGCACTCTGATTCAGCGAACACTTCCCGCCGACCCCCCACAAAAAAATGGCACCACTTCTTCTCAGGAAACGACTGATTCTGATCGAAACAGAATCGACCTACGGAGTAGATCCAACCCCAACCGGAACCGACGCGGTTTTGGTGAGGGATCTGAACATTACCCCACAGCAGAGTGATGTTGTTAATCGCGATCTGATTCGTCCTTATTTGGGCGCTTCTGAGCAGCTGTTAGCCAACACTCGCGTTGAATGTACATTCAGCGTTGAGCTTGCCGGGTCCGGCACTGCTGGCACCGCTCCTCAGTACGGCAGGGCTCTTAAGGCTTGTGGCCTCAGCGAAACTGTTGCTGCTGGAGTTAGTGTCACTTACGCACCAGTAAGCGCAGCTTTTAGTTCAGTCACCATTCACTACAACATTGATGGCGTTCGTCACAAGGTGACTGGAGCAAGAGGCACGTTTACCTTAAATGCAAACGTTGGCGAAATCCCTACGATTGACTTTACGTTTACTGGTATTTATAACGCTCCTGATGATTCAGCATTGCCTAGCGTTACTTACGCGAATCAAGCAACACCGCTGATCTTCAAGAACGGCAACACAGACACCTTCTCCTTGCTTTCTTACTCTGGCTGCTTGCAGTCAGTCAGCATGGACATCGGAAATTCTGTTGTTTACCGCGAGTTGATTGGCTGTGACAAGGAAGTGATCATCACTGATCGCAACGCAAGCGGTAGTGTGACCATCGAGATGATTTCGATTGCCACGAAGGATTATTTTACCGCTGCTTTGACTGATGGCACGCTGGGTAACTTGACGTTCCAGCATGGCACCACGGCTGGGAACATCGTTGATTTTGCTAGCACCCAGATCGACATCGGGGACGTGAGTTATGGCGATCAAGACGGTATTGCGATGCTAAACATCCCATACACCGCGATCCCCTCTACTGCTGGAAACGATGAGTTCAGCTTGGTGTACACTTGATCTGACGAGATGGGCTCCTGAGGCCGTGTTGGAGAGCACGGCCTTTTTTATTGCTGTAAGCTAATTGCAGTTAAATCTGCTCAATGGCTTTCGTTCGCAAAAAGGTCAAAACTTTTAAGTGGCCTGTAAAAGTCGAAGAGCCTGCTGATGGTGGCGTGTTTGAGACTTCGACTTTCGATGCGGTGTTTAAGCGAGTAGCGAGATCTGAATTTCAGAAGCTTGCTGACAAAGGCGATTTTGATTTGCTTAAGTCGGTATTGATTGGATGGGAGGGGATCGAGGACGAAGAAGGTAAGCCCGTTCCGTTCGGTCAGGCAACGATGAAAGAATTTGCCGATGACGCTTATTGGATTCGCGGCGTGTTGCAGGCTTACACCGAGACATTCGAGGGGGCCAAGCTGGGAAACTAAAAGGCGCCGTCGAGTATTGGGCGAAAGGCGGGAAAAAGGTAGAAGATAAAAGTGGTGATGATGCAGCGGCATTTGGATTAAAGCCGCAGCGTCAGGCCGTGCCCGAAGAAGAGCACTTTGAAGTATGGGAAGAAAACTGGGAAACAGTATTGATGTTCTTGCGAATGCAGACGCAGTGGACTGTCGCGATGGGAGGTTACGTTGGCTTGAAGTATGAGGTTTTGCTTGGTGCGTCAGGACTGATGTCCCTTTATGATGTAGAGAATCCCCGTGAGATGCTGGAGGAACTTCAGGTGATGGAAGCCGCAGCCCTCTCAGAATTAAACAAGTCGGATAAGTAATGGCAAATAACGAGACCGTTTTAAAGATTAAGGCTCAGATTGATGGCCTTCAGGGACTTGAGAAGCTCAAGTCTTCGATGAAGAGGATTTCGGCTGAGGTAGACGGCGCTGAGAACAACTTTTCAGAATTACTCCAAAAGTTAAAACAGCTTCAAGCATCATCTGTCAAATCAATTAATAACTTAAACGCCCAAAGAGATGCGTTTGAACAGCTTAGGCGTTCTGTTGACTTGAACAGTAAGGAGTTCAAAGAAGCCAGGGATGAAATTGAAAAGATAGATAGGGCGCTAAAACAGTCTCAAGGGACTGTTGGCAGGTTTGCCGCAAATTCAATAAAATCTCTTCGCACGCAAAAAGAAGCATTCCTAGCTGTAAGGGACTCTGCAGACCTTATGAGCAAAGAGTTCAAGGAGGCGGGGGTTGAGCTTGCCAAATTGGACAAGAAGCTTGCCAAGGCGGAGGGCAAGGGCGGAGGTCGTGGCAGGAGACTTAGAGCTGGCGCACAAATTGCAGGCACGGTTGCAGGCGCTGGGGTGTTTGGTGGGCCTGAAGGTGCGATTGGCTCCTTAACTGGCGCGGCTTTTGGTGGACTCCCTGGCGCTGTGGTTGGCGGCGCTATAGGAGCCCAGGTCAGCCAGCTCAGGAAGCTAGCGACGAGCACAGCAGAGTACAAGGCAGAGGTGTCTAAATTACGCATTGCATTGCAAAACGTAGTTGGCCTTGATTATCAGTTTTCGCTCAACGCGATAGAAGAAGCAAGCACAGATTTCAATTTCAGCATTAAGGACACAACTCGCACTTTCACCCGACTAGCTGCCGCTGGTACTGCAAACGGGAACACAGTGAAAGAGCTTGAAGTTCTTTACAGGGGCCTTGCGGCAGCGACAAAAGCAACAGGTGGATCAACTGAAGATCTAAATGGAGTGCTTTTAGCAGCAACGCAGGTGCTGTCGAAAGGAAAAGTCAGTGCCGAAGAGCTTCGAGGGCAAATCGGTGAGAGATTGCCTGGTGCTTTTTCTTTGTTTGCTCAGGCAACTGGTCGGACAACCCAGCAGCTTGACGAAGCCTTGAAAGCCGGAGCTGTTAGCGCGGAAGAGTTTGTTACTGATTTTGCTAATTTTATAAACAATAAGTACAAAAATGCCGCTGCTGAAATAGCGAATAGTCCAGCTGAGGCTGGCGCACGTCTGGAGCTAACACTTAAGAACTTGCAGCTAGCTATTGGCCCAATACTTGCAGACATTGGCGCAGGATTTCAACAGTTTGCTATTGACGCAATAAACGATCTCAACCCTTTAATTGCAAAATTAAATGAATTTCTCAGGGTTGACAGGAAAGGCAAGAATGCACGTCTCTATGAGTTAGAAGGTGGGGGAGTTGCTGGAGTTGGCAGGATTGATTTAATCAGGTCTGAAATTAACAGAGTTTTAGGGATTCAGGCTGGTAAGCCTATAGAGACTGAAAGGATTCCTGGCGCGGGCCAATACGTAGGAACTAGCAAGGATGACGCCTTTGAGTTTCTCAGCAAAGCTCTGGTCAGAGCCGAAAGCCAAGCGGCTCAGTTAAGGCTTGAGCTTTTCCCTGTTGCTAGGAAACAGGCTGACTTGCCTACTAGCAGGCGAGCGCAAGAAGAGGAGAAAACCAAAACGAAAACCAAAAGGCCAGCGCGAGCCGATTTCAGCATGTTAGAGGGGGCTTTTGCTCGCGATGCAGCTTTAAGAGTACTGAAGGAGAATAAAGCGATTGAAATTGAAATATTAAAAGCAGAGTTTGAAGGGAATAAAGCGCAGGTTTTTGCCTTAAAGCAGAAGCAGGAAAGGTTAAAAGTAAATCAGATTATCGTAAGCCTTGAAGAACTTACAAGACAAAGGGCGATACAGATAGTGAATGCTCAATCAAAAGGGTTGGATGTTGCAAGGGCTCAAAGCAAGCAACTAGACGATCAAAACAATCTCCAGCTTGCAAGGATTGAGAAAGAGGCGCTTTTAACAGAGCAAGAAGTAGAGCGCCTGAAATTTGAAAAAGAGATAACAGCCGAGCTAGACAAGCAAAGAAGATCTTTTGAAGATCAGTTCTTAGACAGGCAACGAGAGTTGGGCCTGATTTCATCTGGTGACTACAACCAAGTATTGCTTGGTAGAGAGCGGGAAAGACTGGAGGATCCAAGGCTTGGCCTAACGCCTGAGCAGCAATCAAGAGGTCTTGACCAGTATCGCCAAATAATAGACCCAACACTTGTCGAGGGATTAACACAAAACATTGCCAAGCTAAAGGAAGATTTAGCTGAACTGGTTAATCCAATAAATCAAGTCACAAGTGCCGCAACAGCTATTGGCACTGCGTTCTCTGACTCGTTTAAGAGTGTGATTGATGGTAGTGCAACCACTCAGGAAGCATTAGCTGGATTCTTCAGAAATATTGCGAGTTACTTCCTTGATATGGCAGTGCAGATCATTCAGAAGATGATCACGATGTATATCTTGAACACCGTTGTTGGGTTGCTGCCTGGTAGTGGCTCGGCTCCTAGCTTCGGGAGTGGAGTTGGCTCACTGCCGCTTTCTGGTGACTACAGCGGCCTCTCAGGTACTCCATTCGCGAAAGGTGGAGTATTCGCCAAGAACAAGATCGTGCCTTATGCCAAAGGCGGCATCGTCAATAAGCCCACGATGTTTGCCTACGCCAACGGTGGTACTGGCAGGTTCGGGCTCATGGGTGAAGCTGGTCCTGAGGCTATTCTTCCCTTACGACGCGGTCCAGGCGGCAAGTTAGGTGTTCAGGCTTCTGGCGGTGGTGGCGTTTCAGTTGGTAACATAAATATTACAGTTGAGAACAAAGGCGATCAATTGAATCCTGCAGCACAAAAGCAGCTAGCCGGTCAGGTTCAAGGTATCGTGTTATCAACGCTGGCGAATGAGCGCCGTAGCGGAGGAATGCTCTAATGACCTATTTATCTTTCAATGACATCAAGCTTGAACGGACCACTTCCATAAAAACAACTTCAAGAGTGCAAAGGGCTCAGTTTGGGGATGGTTACAGTCAAGTTTTGACTGATGGCTTGAATGCAGACGTTGAAAGGTGGGATTGCACTACTGGTCTTTTAACCAATGAAGAGGCTTATTCAATTGAAAGCTATCTGCTTTCAACAAGAGGGCAGGCAATTAACTGGATCAGTCCATTAAATACTAAGACGTTCTCTAGGCCGTTTGCTTCTGGTCAGCTCAAGCTTGGATATACAAATTTAAGCGCATTGACTTTGACCGGATATACAAGGCCAGCTAATTACACGGCCAATCTTGTAACGGGTGTTCTAACGTCTGTTGACATTGCTGACGGGACGGTAGTCCCAATTTCATTGACTCTTGCGGCTAAGAATTATCTTTTAGATGACGGCTGGACTTTGACGCCAGAGACGCCAGCATACGCTCGAATCAAGTTTGGCCTTACGCAGGTTTATGTATGACGCAAACGCCTCCTAACGCTGAAGTTTTTAAGCCACAGCTGCCGCAGATTATTGATCTGTTTACGCTCGACATTACAGCAATTTTGCCTTCTGGCTCGTCAGACCAAGCGATTTATAGATTTGCAAATTGGTCACAAGTTAATGGCGCTGATGTTGTCTATCAAACGAACACTTATACGGCGTTGCCTCTAGAGGCATCAGGGTTTGAGCTAAACACCAAAGGGCAGTTGGCGCGTCCAAGCTTGACGTTTGCAAACGTAGGTCTTGGCATTACCGCTTTGACCAACACTTATGAAGATCTTGTTGGCGCAACGGTCCAGAGGATTCGCACGTTAACGACTTATCTTGACGGTGCTGAAGCTGCTGATCCAAACGCTTACTGGGGGCCAGACGAATGGATTGTTGAGCAAAAAAGCAGCGAAACTAAGTTAGCGGTATCTTTTCAGCTGGCGATTCCATTTGATCTTGAAGGACGTGCATTGCCTGGTCGCAGGTTGTTGCGTGAGCAATGTCAGTGGAGATATAGAAGCAATATTGGCTGCCATTACAGTGGAAGCAATTATTTCAACGCTAATGATCAAAGCGTTGCCAGCCTTAGCAATGATGTTTGCGGAAAACGTTTAACCAGTTGTCAACTAAGGTTTGGTAATACGTCAAGGCTGCCATTTGGCGGCTTTCCTGGTCTTACGGACGCAATGGGCTAAACGATGCTTTCTCAGTACAACAATCCGATTACGGGCGAACAGCAAGCAAGCATCCGTGCTTATGCAGAAGAGGCTCACCCTGTTGAGGCTTGTGGCTTTGTGCTTGTCGATGGAACGGTGGTGGAATGTACCAACACCGCAACACAGCCTGACACGTTTGTGATTAGTGCAGAAGAGACGGCTTTGTACTTAGACGATGCTGTTGCTTCGTGGCATAGCCATGCAGATTACGCAAGCATGAGCTTTGCGGACATTAATGCTTCCAAAGCGTTGAATTTGCCGTATGTGGTCTTTAACTGTGCCAGCACAGAGTTCTATTACTTTGATCCGCGCCAGTCAGTAGGTCTGGTGGGACGTCCGTGGATGTATGGCGGTTATGACTGTTATTCAGCAGTCCGCGATTGGTATGCGCAGGAAATGGGCGTTGAGATGGCTGATTATGAACGCTTGTACGAGGGTGAATGGTCTCAGCGAGGTTTTACGCATTTTGAGGACAACTTCGCGGCTGAGGGCTTTTTCAAGATTCCTAAGACCGTTGATTTGCAACGTGGGGATGTGTTGTTGTTTCGGATCAGGAACGATCACACTTGTAACCACGTTGCAGTATTTGAGGACGTAGAGGCCAATCAGATTTATCAGCACTTGGTTGATCGGGACTCAGCAATAATGGCTTACAGCGGCTATTTCCGCGATAATACGTTCATGGTTCTGAGGCGCGACGGCTAATGGTTACCATCCGGTTATTAGGAGAAGCTGGTCGGCGTTATGGACGCAGGTTTCAGCTTGCTGTGAAGACACCTGCTGAGGCTTTAAGGGCACTGTGCTTGCAGATCCCTGGGCTTAGACAGTATTTGCTGGAGTCAGGTGAAAAGGGGGTCGATTGGCGCGTTGTAACTGATCATGCGGAAGGGCTTGATGAAGATCAGATGTTGTGGCCGCTGAGTAAGCGGATGGTGTTAGCTCCATTGCCTGCCGGTCGTGGTGGAGTGGGCAAGATTGTTGCTGGCGTGGCATTGGTTGCTGTAGCAGTTTTATTTGCGCCTGCCGGTTTACTGGCTGGATCCGTGTTTGGTTTCACTCTTGGTTCCTCGGCAGCCATGGCTGTTGGCGCAATCGGCGCTTCACTGATCTTTGGTGGCGTAGCAGACCTGTTAACACCAACGCCCAAGATGCCCAATGTTAAAGGCGGTGGCCTGGGTGGCGGGTCGAGTTCAACATCAGGTCGGGATAGGGATGAACAACTGAACAGCTTTGCCTTTGATAAGTCGAACGCGAATACAGTGCAAGGAGACGTGGTTCCTGTTCTTTACGGTGAGCGCATCATTGGCGCTTTGCCTGTTCTGAGCTTTGGCCTTGAATTGCAGAATTACTTGTGATGGACGATCAAACCCAAGTGAACAACCTAGAGGTCAGTGGTGCTGGCGGTGGTGGCGGTGGTCGCAGTACCCCTCCGACAAAACAGGTTGTCAATCAGACAGTTGTTGTTCAGAATCCATCAAGACAGCCAGTCGTTGAAGCTAATAACTTATTTTCAGTTGCATTTGCGAAAACAGTTTATGCGCTAAGCGAAGGTGTCCTTGAAGGCTTTCCTAATGGCATCAATAAGGACGTTTACCTTGACGGCGTTCCAATTCAAAATCCTAATGGGAAAAATAATTTTGAGGGTTTTACGCTTAAGTCAAGGCTAGGCGAAGACGAAACACAAACACCTATTAAAGGATTTAGTACAACTGAGAATACTGTTGGCGTCAATGTAAACGTCACGCAGGCTTCTGGTGCGATTACAAGGGCAATTACAGATACGGACACAGAGCGTTGCCGGGTAATCATTGCCTTACCTTCTTTGCAGGCTCAAAACGAAAGCAACGGAGACATCTCTGGCACAAGCGTTCAATTTAAGATCCAGGTCAATTCAAACGGTGGCAGTTATACAACTATCTCTTCGCCCACCATTAGCGGAAAATCAAACAGCGAGTTTCAACGCGCTTATGAGTTTGACCTACCTGGCACAGGCCCTTGGAACGTGCGACTTACAAGACTGACATCTGACAGTAGTAGTAGTTTTATTCAGAACACAATTAATTGGCAGAGCTTTGTCGAAATTATTGATGAAAAGTTCGCTTATCCAAATACCGGCCTTGTCGCGCTAAAGGTTGATGCAAGGCAGTTCAACACGATCCCTGATGTATCAGTCAAGCTTCGCGGTAAGCGTGTTCAGGTTCCTACCAATTATGACGCTGCAACTCGTACCTACACGGGGTTGTGGGACGGAACGTTTCAGATGGCATGGACCGATAACCCTGCTTGGATCTTCCGTGACATCGTTCTAAACGAACGCTTTGGCGTCAAACGTTATATCAATTCTATTGCGATTGACCCTTGGTATCTTTACACCGTTTCTCAGTATTGTGATGAACTTGTGCCGTCTGGCAGTGGTGGAACGGAGCCTCGTTTCACTTGCAACGTTTACTTGCAAAATCCAGGCTCGGTCTATCAGGTTCTTAATTCACTGGCCTCTTGTTTCCGGGGTCTTATTTATTACAGCGAAGGTGAGCTGTATTTAACGCAGGACCGAGAGCAAGACGTAGTTCAGCAATTTAGCGAAGCCAATGTTATTCAAGATGTAGGCGAAGACGGAAAGGTCTCGTCACCATGTTTTAGCTATACGGGTTCGGCCAGGGCAGCACGTAAGACCGTAGTTTTAGCAAACTGGGATGATCCAAATCAAGTTTATTCAAGCGTCACAGAGTACCAGCAAGATGATGAGCTACTGGACAAGCTTGGGTATAACCCTGTTGATCTTCGCTTGATTGGCGTTACCTCTCGCGGTCAAGCTTTACGTGCTGCCAAGCATACGCTTTTCAGTGACAGGTATGAAACAGAAAAGGTTAGTTTCCGCATTGGAGCGGAAGGCATTGCGGCTGGCGTTGGCGAGATTATTAAAATTGCTGACCCATTAAAGCAAGGTCAACGTTTAGGCGGTCGCATCGTAGCTGTTGACGGAAACTTTATTACAGTCGATGCAGTCTTAACGTTATCGCCTGGAACTGACTACACGTTGACTGTTGTAATCCCTGAAGGGGAGACGGTTACCAACAATGATGGCTCGACAAAAGTAAATCCAAAGCTAGAGGTTTTAACTGTTGTCAGCTCTAGCGATATTGGCTTTCAAACTTTTGACGAGGGTAATATTTTGACCGAGGACTCGGACGAAGTAATAACGCAAAGTGCTGATAATTTAATCGCTCGATATGCTTCAAGCGACGCAACTACAACTATGTTTGAAGTGAGTTCAGCGGTGCCAACACAGGTCGGCGCTTTATGGGTGCTTGAGTGGACATCGATGAAGGCTGCGACTTATCGGATCATCTCAATATCAGAAGTTGAGTCTTTGATTTATCAAGTTGAAGCTATTCAATACAACAGCAGCAAATATGATTACGTTGACAACGATTTGCCCGTAGCGATACCAAAGGATCGCTTTACCCTTCAGCCCGTTGGTGTGCCAGCAAGCGTTGGCGCAATTCTTGTTTATTCAAATGGTCAAACATCAATTCTGGCCTCATGGCGTGCTCCTCAAGTAAATAATTCAATTGATCTTTTAGTAAGGGGTTACAGGTATCAGTGGAGAAAGGTTGATGACACGGAGTGGTCAAGCATTGCTGCATTGCAAGCAACAGCAGTCGAAATACCTCTTTCGACTCACACTTTCGGCAATGCGTATCAAGTTCGCGTTTCTTCTGTAAATCGTTTAGGCAGTCAGTCTGACTGGGTTGTTTATGACGTTGATCCCTTTGATCCTATTCCTGATTTGAGTGATGTTGCTTTTGGGGCAACGGTTACGCACGCCAATCAACCAGATGGCACTCAATTAATCATCGTTGATCCTGGTACATGCCCGATTTTGCCTCGAATTAGTGGTTTTAAATGCTGGGTCAAACCTAGAAACCTTTCTTCTGGCGAAATTCCTGGAGTCAAGCCGCCTAACGATGATGGCTGGTATTTCTTGGCAGACATACCTTTAACTGGTTACTACACCGTTGCGTTCCATGCTCCAGATACTTACGACGTTCGCGTTAATTTTACGAGTTCAATTTTTGGCGAAAGTCCAAGTGATTACATTTATGACTTTGTGGAGCGCGGCGAAATTGCGCCTCCCACTCCAAGCAACTTTAGTGTTGTTGAAAATCAAAACAGTAGTGGCAAGCGTTTTAGCTGGCAATTACCCACGACAGAGTATGGCAGTTGGGACCAAGGTCTTGTTGCTGATGTCGTGAGTTACGAAGTCAGGTATAAAAACGGAAATATTGCCTTAAATATTATTGGGTTTGATGTTCAGACCGATCTTGTAACAGTAAAAACAGCAACGGTTATCGGTACTCGCGTCAATCAACACTTGTTAGATGTTGGTGATGAAATTGTGTTCGCCGCATCATCCGGCACGCTGCCTACTGGGATTTCTGACGGGGTAACTTACTACGTCGCAAGCGATGGCTTTACAAGTACAGCATTTAAAGTTAGCGCAACAAATGGCGGGGCGGCTATTAATTTTAGCGGAACTGCTAACGGCACTTATAACGTCGCTGGGCCAGCGGATTTAAAAACTCGACTAGACATTACTGCTAGCTGGGGGGCTGGGATAGAACTTGCCTCGGGTGGCTTGCCTGCTCAACAGCAATGGTTTGAAACTAGCTTGTTCGATGTAGATCGTTACGTTGTGATGGTCAAGTCAGTTGATGCAACGCAATGGCGTGCAGATATTCCGGCGTATGTGTTGGTAAATATTGGCGCTCCTCCAATTAGCAACGCAGTTCAATCAATTGATGCTAAAAATGCGCCAACCAACAACTGGCCTGGAGCCTATGACAACTGCTCTGTTGTCGGTGGCAGCATCGTTCAAACAGATCCAACATTGGACTCTTATTTTACCTGGAATTTTGACAATAATAATCTTGAAAGCGCATTGCTTCTGTCTACGACGGCAACAGCAACATATTCTCATTCGCTAGTAGCCTTAACAGGTGAAGCGACTGAAATAGCGCAAGAAAATGATTTTAATGTTTTGCAAGAAGACAAGCCTCTTGTGATAGATGTTTCTAATAACAATTTCTCAATTCAAAGAAACGGAATCACTGTTGAACATAACTTAAATCTCAACGACACTTTAGAATTTGTCGCTGTTTCTGGATCTCTCCCCACGGGAATATCAGCAAGCACTCTTTACTATGTGGTATCCACTGACCTAACGCTTACGACATTTCGAGTTGCTTCCAGTCAGGGTGGTACTGCAATAGTTCTGACCGGTTCTGCGTCTGGAACTTATGCGGCTTATGGATTCAAAATATTAGGCGAGCAGAGATATTACGATCTCAATGAGCTAACAGAAGGCGGTATTGTTCACCCTTATGCCCCATATGAAAAACTTCTTGGCGACGTGTATCGCGTTGAGACTCGCTTTAAAAGCCCTGACGGTGGGACGACTGCTGGCAACATCACGGCATTAACGGCTCAGCTTGACTATCCCGACGTGATCGAGAAGCAAAACGATGTTTCAATTTCTAACGTTGGAACGGCAGTAGCGTTGACCAAAACATTCCGAGCGGTTTCAAGCGTTTCGATTACAGCTCTTCAGACAGGTGGAAGCACTGCTGTTACGGCTGTCGTTACGGCTAAAACCACCAGCTCCGTTACTATTAAGTGTCTGGACTCCAGCGGGACCGGGGTCACTGGCCTTGTTGACATCACAGTAATTGGTTACTAATGGCTGACGCACGCATTTCTCAGTTACCAGCCGCAACGACGGTTGATAGTCAAGACATTGTTCCGTTTACAAGCATTAGCGCGAGCGAGACGCGCAAAATTACGGCTAACAACCTGGCAATCAGGCTGGCGCAGCTGGGTCTAACGGTTGGAACGACTGTTCCAACAAGTCCTTACAACGGTCAGCTTTGGGTTGACACCAGCACAAACCCGCCAGTTCTGAAGGTTTATAACGGTGCAAGCTTTACAATTGTCAGTTTTCTGCCTGGTTCGTCAGTTGCTACAAGTCCAAGCAGCACAGCACCTTCGGGTCCAGCTTTAGGTCAATTATGGCTTGATACATCTCAAACGCCGGATGAGTTAAAGGTATATGACGGCGCGGCTTTCGTTCGGGTTGACCCTCAAGGGATTACTGATGCTGATGCTGCCTCTAAATATCTACAAATCACGAACGCTGCTCTTACATATTTGCCATTGGCTGGCGGGACGCTAACGGGAGACCTGACCCTGACAGGCTCTCCAACGACGACAAATATGGCCAGCAATAAGGGGTACGTTGATGCTCAAATTGCTGCGATTCCGGCAGTAACTGACCAGACGCCTGCTGGAACGGTTATTTATTCAGCACGATCTACCGCTCCAACTGGTTACATAAAAGCAAACGGTGCTGCGATTAGTCGATCAACATTTTCAGTGTTGTTTGCAGCGATCGGGACACAGTACGGCGTTGGTGATGGGTCTACCACGTTCAACGTGCCTGATTTGCGTGGTGAGTTTATCCGGGGCTGGAGTGATGGTCATACGGTTGATAGCGGTCGAACGCTAGGCAGCAACCAAGGCGATCAGAACTCATCGCACAATCACGGCTTATCCGGAGGTGGCGTCTCTGGAACATTCGTAAGAAGTGTTTCGTTGAACAAGCAAAGCAACGAAGTACCCAATAGCCCTGACGAAGTTAATGTTCTTAATACTCAAACGAGCATTTCAGTTTCAACCGGTAGCCCGAACTATAGTCGGCCAACGGTGAACCACAGAGGCGGCTCAGAGTCACGTCCCAGAAACGTTGCCCTGCTGGCCTGTATCAAGACCTGATCTGGCATTAAAATCAAGCTACTAGGGGTGCATCATGGCTGACATCAAAATTACTGATCTGGCTGCTTACACAGACCCGGTCAGCACTGATGTGTTGCCGATTGTTGATGTTGGTAGTGATCTGACCAAGAAAGTCAGTATTGCGGATCTGCTGGAGAATGCTGGGACGGGAAACGTTACTGCGCCTTCATTTTCTTTTGATGGCGATAATGATACGGGTATTTATCAGCCTGGACTGGATCAAATAGCAATCAGCACTGGCGGTATTCAGCGCCTCCAAGTTGACAGCTCGGGCAACATGTTGCTCGGCGGAACATTACCTTCAACGTCGAACATCACGCTGAATGCGGATGGCTCGGCTAATTTCAACAACTATGTTCAAGCTAAGGCTGGATTTAGAGCTAAGCAAGACACTGGCTATTACTTCATTGGGCAAAGCACCAGCAACGTAAATACGTTTTTGGTGGAAAGTGCCGGTAACGTCAAAATTGGCGGAACATTACCTTCCTCACCCAACATCACGCTGAAGGCGAATGGTACGGGTACTTTTACTGGAAATGTTAAAAGCTTAGGGCTCTTAACTTCCTCGGATACAGCGGTTAATGATAGAGTCCAGTTTGGCTACATGGCTACTCCTACTGGACACAATCTTGGCCATAGGATTGTTGGTGATGGCCAGGATTTATACTATTTTTCGAGAGAAAACGGCACCTCGGGCCACAAATTCTACGTCCACGGCAGCGGCGGATCTTCCCATTTAATGGAGATCAATGGGACCCCTGCGAATGAGAAAGTCATGATCGGAGGCACCCTCCCATCAGCGCCAAACATCACGCTGAATGCGGATGGGTCGGCTTCGTTTTCTAACGGTGATGTAAATATCGACAGCTCGGGCAGGCTCTTAGTTGGTACGTCTAGTGGATTTAATTTTACTACTAATTCCGGGGCGGGAATCTCTCGGCAACAGCTAGTTGGGGTAGGTACTGACGAAACAGCAAGCTTTGCAATTACTCACTGCAACCAAGGAGGCACCTCTAGAGGTCCAAGTCTTGTTTTGGCCAAAAATAGAAGTGGATCTACGGTCTTGGGTACTGTTCAGGTCGGTGAAAACTTAGGTGAAATTAGTTTCCAAGGATCTACCTCTTCTGGATTTGTTCGTAGTGCAGGTATTCGTTGCGAGCAGGACGGTGGCACACCAAGCAGTACATCAATGGCAGGCCGCCTCATATTCTCCACCACGGCGGATGGGGCGTCTTCTCCGAATAAGCGGATGCAAATCGACAGCTCGGGCGACTTACTTATCGGCGGATCATTACCTCTCGCCCCCAACATCTCGCTGAATGCTGATGGGTCGGCTCAGTTCTCCAGCTCCGTCTCAATCGGTGGCACGGCTGCTGCTAACACGATTGATGAATATGAAGAGGGGACTTGGACTCCTACGATGACTGAATTCGGTGGCTCTTCTATTCCTTTTACCATCACTAACGCTGCCTATGTAAGAGTTGGTGAGGTAGTGACTATCCAAGCTTTGCTTGTCCTTACCGCTGCCTCTAATGGTCAGGTGCTTAATCCGGTTATTGCTGGACTGCCTTACACACAAAAAGGCAGGTCAAATTGCCAAATCACAACCACTAATTCTACAGTCAATTCTCAGGGCTATAGTAGCTCTGGGCCTGTTTTTGTGGCCAGAAGCAATTCGTCCATTCAGTGTGGACCGACTGACGCCGAGCAGTTAGTAATTACCTCCACCTACATTATTGCTTAATCAACAGACCGCAACAGTCTCTAAACTACGAAACCATTAAACCTGTCTCCCACAGTCGTGGGTTCCTAATATGGCTTTCACAGAAAAGCAGTCTTACAAAATTGAAGTAAACGAAGACCTCTCTATTGGTGTTCGTCGTGCTGACATCGTCCTCAAGGATGATGTTGAAGTTGGCCGCACCTATCACCGTGCAGTCTTCCAACCCGGTGATGATGTCTCCGGTGAAGTTCAAGGAGTACAAGACGTAGCCGCAGCAGTCTGGACTTCGGATATTGTTGCTGCGTACCAAGCGACACTCACACCTGTTGAATAGCTTTAGCAGTAAACTTTTATTAACTCGGTATTACCATGCCTTTCTCAATTTCACGCATGATCGCAGACGGCGATCAAAAAGTTGTTGCTCTTGATTGGTCATACTCCAACGCTGATGGAACGCTATCCAATCAGCACATTCTAGAAAAGCCTTACGGCGATACTTCCTTCGCTGATGTGACTGAAGAGCTAGCAATAACCTGGCTCGAACAGCAGCTTGCCAATACGCCTGAAGAGTTCGACGCTGCAATTGCAGAACGCAAAGCGGCTGTTGAATACGAAAAAACACTAGCTGCTTACGCCCCGCATCCTGACGGTCCTCCAACACCGATCACCGTACCGGTTGCTGAATCCGCCGGGGAGCTTTCGAGCTCATCGTCATCTGAATGAGCCTCAGGGCCAAAACCTTCAGCCCTTATGCGCTCCTGATCTACATCAGGGGCTTTTTCTTTTGCCTGTTCAAACTGTGCAAGCCAGACCCGCTAAACTAAGGAAACAAGCCCACAAAAAATGCCATGGCAATACTTCCAGGCAAATACGACATTACGCTTAGGCGCAGGTCAGACTTTGATTTGACTTTTCAGATAAAAGACAGCGACAACTCTCCTGTTGACTTAACAGACTGGACTGCAGAAGTTGAGGCGTGGAACGCGAAAAGAACCAAAAAATATGTTGATTTTACTGTTGAGTATCTTGACAGGCCCAATGGTAAATTCAAAATACTATTGACAGACGACCAGTCTCAGTTAATTCCTAACGGTTCAAGTTATGACGTGCTTTTAACCAACCCGAGCGGATTAAAGGAGTATTATGTGGCAGGAAGCGTTCTCGTTCAAGAAGGGTACACAGCATGAGCAGCGACTCTGGGTGTAACGTTTCAATTGTTGAGATTAGTGCCGGCACCAATAAAATTGTTGAAGTTACTGACGCAACGGGCAAAATTGTCGAGGTTCAGACTCAAGGGCCTCAAGGGCCGGAGATAGATTTTGCTGCCTTAACCCAGTATCCCTCTCCAGTAAATGGCGATCAGCTTGCAATCTTCGACGCGGCAGCAAGCGACATCAAAAAGGTCAGCCTTGAAGATTTAATTGCAAAGCGGGCTCGTGATAGCCGCCGGATCTATCTCAGCAAAGATACCAAGGCAAACGACAGTAATAACGGCACATCACCAGAAGAACCTCTGCTGACTTTTGCAGCTGCAATCGCGGCGGCAGAGCCTGGTGATGTTATCGAGGTTTCCCCTGGAACGTATACAGAGGCATCGCTACCGCTTCGCGTCCCAAGGGACGTTGGAATTTTTGCCAAGTCCCTGCGTCAAGTAAAGATCCAACCTGCTGCTGGGCAGGAAATGAACGGCTTTTTCAAAGTCGATTCAGGTTTCTGGGTGTGGGGCCTTGAGTTTGCTGGGCACCAAGCAGATCTTGGCAATAACCAGCAATCATGGGCAATTTCATTTGATGATCAGGCAGACAACACCGCAGCGCCGCTAAACGCAAGCGGGCTGGGGGCTTTTATTCTCAAATCGCCTTACATCCAAAACTGCTCGTCAATCACGGCAGAGG